AAAAGAACTGTTAGCATCATGGGCAAAAAAACTGGTTTAGGCGGTCTTTTAAGGGGTCGCAAACCAATTAAACCTCAAGGCGGTGGAAAAACTACAGGCGGTGGCTTAGGATTAGGCAGACCCAAAGGTCCCATGAAGCCAAAAGCAAGAGGCATGTTTACGCCAACAGCAAGAGGAATTAAGCCTATGCAAGGCGTAAAAATGTATGCAGGAGGCGGTGATGTTATTGCGGGAAGCACACAAAACCGTAGAGCTATGCAAGGAGCTGTTGTCGCTAAGTCAGGCGTTAAAAAGATGATGGGTGGCGGAATGGCTAAGTCAGGCGTTAAAAAGCTTGGCAGAGGCGGTAAGCTTAAGAAGTAATTAAATGGCAGTATCAGGTTCAAAAAACTTTGAGCTAGATGTAGCAGATTATATTGAGGAAGCATTTGAAAGATGCGGACTTGAGCTACGCACAGCTTACGATCTAAAGACAGCAAGAAGAAGCCTTAATCTTCTTTTGGCTGAATGGGCAAACCGTGGTTTGAACCAATGGACTGTACAAACAAAAACTGTTGCTATGGTAGATGGCACAACCACTTACAATGTGGATAGCTCTAACTCAACAGCAGCTATTGATGTATTAGATGCTTACATCAGAGAGACAGTAAACAATCAACCTGTTGATTTACAAATGACAAGACTCTCAAGAAGTGAATATGCATCAGTTCCCGATAAATCCACTGAAGGCAAACCATTACAATATTTTATAGATAAACAACTTTCTCCCACTATCAGCGTTTACCCAACCCCTGATAAAACCTCAACCTATACCGTCTATATGAATGTTTTAACAAGAATGGATGATGCAGACGCTGCTACTAACACATTACAATTACCGTTTAGATTTTATCCATGTTTAGCTGCGGGGTTGGCTTATTATCTCTCTATTAAGAAAAGTCCTGATAGGACTGCATTTCTAAAACAACTGTATGAAGAAGAGTTTGATAGAGCTATGTCACAAGACGAGGACAGAGCATCGTTCAGAGCAACGCCTGACCTCAAAAATTATAATTATGCATAATGGCGTTTGCATCTAATAAAAATCCATGGGGTATATGCGATAGATGTGGATTCAGATACTACTTAAAGAATTTGCAAAAAGAATGGAATGGCTTAAAAACATGTCCTGAATGTTACGAGCCTAAACATCCGCAACTACAACCAAGAACTAATATTGTTGATCCACAGGCAGTCAGAGAGCCTAGACCTGATATCAGCACAATACCTAATACATTTAAGTTATACACCAATGTTGATTTGGGTATAATAGGAACTGAACTTACAACGCCAACCAAATTGACTAGCTCATTAGGTGAGGTAACGGTAACAACATGAGTTATACACAGGCTACATTAAAAACTGCTATACAGGATTATTTAGAAACTGACGAAACTACCTTTGTTAGTCAGTTAAATAATATCATTGAGAACGCTGAAGAACGCATTTTCAAAGCAGTGCAAATACCAAACCAACGAAAAAATGTGCAAGGTAGCATGACTACCAATAGTAGGTTTTTAACAACCCCAACTGACTTTCTTGCACCTTTTTCATTGGCTGTTATATCGTCTGATACTTATTCATACTTAGAGTTAAAACATAATTCATTTGTCAGAGAGTATGCACCTGATACGACTGTTACAGGCAAACCAAAATATTATGCAATATTTGATGATAATACTTTTGAGTTAGCTCCTATACCCGATCAAGATTATGTAGCAGAGTTTCATTATTTATATAAGCCTGCATCTATAACTGTGGGCGATACTAGCACTGAAACTTATCTATCTAAAAATGCACCCGACTTATTGCTGTATGCATCTTTGTGTGAAGGTGCCATGTTTTTAAAAATGGATCCCACCATTTACGAAGCAAAATATCAAGAAGCTCTTATGCGAATGAAAAATATGACAGAGGGTAGAGATCAAAGAGACGAAATGAGGTATGATTCATTAAGAATTAATGTAACTTAATTTTATTTAGAGAGGAGAACTAAATGAAACCAATCAAGAAATTAGAAGGCAAGCGTGTTGCTTTAGTTGGCATGGGCAAAAGTTGGCATGATTTTAACTTAGCAAGATCGCATGGCGTTCATTATGATGAGGTTTGGGCAATAAATGCTGTAGCATCGGTCATATATCACGATAGAGTTTTTATGATGGATCCCGCATCAAGATTTTTAGACAGTAACGATGCAGGTGGTCAAACAGAAAGCATGCAAAAACTTTTGGCTGAACATGAAGGACCTATTTATACTTGTGAACTAGATGAAAGATGCAAGGGATTAGTTGGGTTTCCAATACAAGAAATATTGAGAGATACCAATGCTCACTACCTTAATAATACTGTTGCTTACGCTATCGCTTTTGCTTTATGGAACAAGGTAGGTTTTCTTAACTTGTTTGGCATAGACTTTGGTTATAAAAACAATCTATATTTTGCGGAAGCGGGAAGGGGTTGCGTTGAATTTTGGTTAGCCAAATGCATGCATGCAGGCATGGAAGTGGCTGTTGCATCCACAAGTTTTTTATTAGATACAGCTTGCCCTCCACAGGAAAAACTTTATGGATATCATAGATTAGATGATCCATTGGTAGCTGTTATTAAAGACGATGGAAAGCTTGAAGCAAAAAAATATTCAGAAGTTCATAAACCCCGTTATCTAAATCAACCTATCTTGGTTGACAGGAACGATTCACATTTAAAGAATGATTATGTTATAGGAGAACCAAACAAATGGTAATGAGTTATAAGGCAGGACCTGAGCTTGGAATTATAGAAGTTCACACTACAGAAAACAAAGGACACCCTGTAGAATTTTGGGCAGACAGGTGTATTGATAGGATTATTGGAATAAGTGCTGATGCACCCGAGCAAGTAAAATTTCAAGTACAAGAATTTAAAGATAACATTAAGAAAGTAATTGAAGAATATATGCAAAACGCTATAAAATCTGATAGGATAACTCTTAATAACAAGCTACGAGAACTAGGACACGGTGAGGTAGCTGAAATTATTAGGAAAGATTAATTATGGCAATAACATCAACACTAACAACTAGCTTTAAAAAAGAATTACTGCTTGGTAATCACAATTTTACAGCAGGAACATCGGGTGATACTTATAAGTTAGCTCTATACACTTCTTCTGCTACATTGGGTGCTACAACCACATCCTTTGTAACCACAGGGGAAGCAAGTGGAACTAACTATACATCAGGTGGTGCAGATTTAACTAATGTTACACCAACCTCATCAGGAACGACTGCTTTTTGTGATTTTTCTGATTTAACCTTTGGAACTGCTACGATAACAGCAAGAGGGTGTTTAATTTATAACAGCTCAGATTCAAACAAAGCAGTTGCATCTATTGATTTTGGTGGTGACAAAACATCAACCGCAGGTGACTTTACTATTGTTTTCCCTGCTGCTGCTGCTGCTACTGCTATCATCCGTATAGCTTAGTTATGAAACATGCCCTTCGCAAAGTTTCAATTCAAAGCAGGAATAGATAGAGAGGGAACTGATTACACCAACGCAGGTGGATGGTTTGACGGATCTCTAATACGGTTCAGAAAGGGTTTTGTAGAAAAGGTTGGCGGTTGGTCAAAAAATACCGCCAATACTTTTTTAGGCACATGCAGAAAATTATTCCCTTGGATATCACTTGAGGGAACCAAATACCTATTTACAGGCACCCATCTTAAAACTTATGTCAAAGACGGTAACAGCTTTTATGATGTCACACCTATCAGATCAACAACATCAGCAGGCGATGTAACATTTGGTGCTGTTGACGGTGATGCAACAATAACTGTTTCGGATACAGCTCACGGTGCTGTGCAAAATGACTTTGTTACATTTTCAGGAGCTGTTTCTTTAGGTGGTAATATTACTGCTACCGTTTTAAATCAAGAATATCAAATAGCAACCATTGTTGATGCTGACAGCTATACCATAGAAGCAAAAGATACAGACGGTGCTACGGTAACAGCAAATTCTTCTGACACAGGCAATGGTGGAGCGTCTGTAGTGGGTGCGTATCAAATCAATGTTGGATTAGATGATTATGTACAATCCACAGGATATGGTGTTGGAGCATGGGGAGCAGGACCTTACGGATCTGCAACCTCTCTGTCTGCCACTAATCAGCTAAGGCTTTGGTTTGCCGATAATTTTGGCGAAGATTTAATATTTAATCCGAGGGGTGGTGGCATATATTATTGGGATGAATCATCAGGAACATCTACAAGAGCGGTTGACATAACAACATTATCAGGAGCCAATCTAGCACCAACAGTCGGCTTACAAACAATCGTCAGCGAGACTGACAGGCATGTATTTGTTTTAGGAGCAGATCCAATTAATGATGCGGGAACTGCAAGAACAGGTGTATCCGACCCTATGTTAGTTGCGTTCTCAGATCAAGAAAGCGTAACAGAGTGGCAACCACAAACTACCAACACCGCAGGATCTGTGCGTTTATCGTCAGGAAGTGAGATTATTGGTGGTATAAGGTCAAGACAAGAAACGCTAGTATGGACTGACACATCTTTATATTCTATTCAATTTGCAGGACCTCCTCTTACTTTTTCTGTAAATCTTATAAATCAAGGCGTTGGCATGATATCTCCCAATGCCTGTATCAATGCTCCTAATGGTGTTTTTTGGATGGCTGAAGATGGTTTTTATTTATACAATGGTTCTGTACAAAGAGTCGTTTGTTCTGTTTTGAGCTATGTGCAACAGCATTTAGATATGAGTCAAGCGTTCAAAGTATTTGGAGTGCTGAACAAAGAGTTTAATGAAGTGTGGTGGTTCTATCCATCAACACAAGATAGCACAGGTGAAATATCACGCTATGTTATTTATAACTATTTAGAAAACCATTGGTCTATTGGAGAACTTGTAAGAACCGCTTGGATTGATCAAGATGTGTTTGATAAACCGTTGGCAACAAATAACGGTTATTTATACGATCAAGAAACAGGCGAAGATAATGATGGCTCACCTATGGATAGTGTGTTCATTGAAAGCTCTGACTTTGATTTGCAAGAAGGTAATGATTTTGCATTTATTAGACGAATTATTCCTGATGTAAAATTCTATGGAACAAATACATCGTCAGGCGTTCCATTGATTAATATGGTTATAAAAACAAGAAATTTTCCCTCACAATCGCTTACTACTAAAGTAACCAAAGATGTATCAAATGACACCGACCAATTACATGTTAGAGCAAGGGCAAGACAAGCGGTTTTAAGGGTGCAATCAGACGATGATGGCAACACAGCAAATCGTTTGGGTGTGCAGTGGAGATTGGGTTATACTAGAATGGATATACAGCCTGATGGTAGAAGGTAATGGCAAGGCTCTTACCAACACGATTACCACTTGCTAGTAATGAGGTAACTCCTGAACTTTATAATAGATTAGTAAGGGTTCTTGAGTTAAACTTAGGACAGTTCGATCCAAATCGAACACCGCAGTTCACCGATTCCGAAATAAGTGAACTGAACTTTGTTGCAGGTGATATTATCTTCAACTTAACGAGAGAAATACACCAAGCATTTGACGGTACTACATTTCGTGACCTATATAGCCACCAAACATATTTAAGTGGCGTGAGTGCAACAGGATCATTAGGATCCGTAACAGTTACAACGAGTTAATATGGCAACATTAGAAGAAAGAATACAAAACCTTACACAAAGCATTAGACCAACTGTAGGATCAGGTGTTATGTCTGATGCTGATGCACAAAGAGTTATTCAGACTCTTGGTGGCAATAACAATACTATGCCAATAGGCTCAGGTGTTATGTCTGATGCTGATGCTGAAAGAATTACCCAAGCCACTTCACAAGTAGATCTCAACAAGGCACTGTTAGGCGATATGGGTGTTGGGGTTGCACAGCAACAAGCAGGAATGTTGGGTGAGGTTGATTTAAGCGTGTTTCAACCATTGGTCGATATGGGTTATGGTAATGAGGTAAGAACTATATTAACCAATCCCTCTTATACACCTGAGTCAAAAGCAGCTCAACGCAAAATACTCTCTGAGTTAGGCAATAGCATAGATGTAGATAACTTTTTAATGGAAGTTGAAAAGAATGCTCCAAACGATATGGCAAACGCTATGAGCCAAGTAGATCAAATTAAAACACAATCAAGTAATCTTATGCCTGTTGCTTATACAGACAACAACGAATTAATTACGCAACTGCGTGAAGCTATATCTAAAGAAGAAAACCCTGTCATAGCCGATGAATTAAAAAGAAGATTATCACAACTTTTTGAAGCAACCGCATCACAGGGCAGAGATGGCGACACCACTGTTGCTCACCTAACTGAGGGTGAAATAGTAATACCTGCTCCTGTATTTGATGCTAATCCACAAGCTGCTGATAGCTTAGAAAAAACTATGATAGATATGGGCATTGACCCTAGAACTAGAATGGTTGATAGCACAGGACAGCTTGGTGGTATTGCATCTATAAATCCCGAAACAGGTTTACAAGAATTTGGCTTTTTATCAAAAGCGTGGAAGAAGATTAAGAATGTTGGTAGAAAGGTAGCTAAGGTAGCTCAGTTTGTACCAGGTCCGCACCAACCATTTGCTAAAGCTGTTGCAACCGCAGATAGCGTTTATAGTGGGATTAAAAACAAAGATCCATTTGCTGTTGTTTCATCTTTTGCACCATCAGGTAGTGGTATTAACAGTCTATTCACAGGAAATACGGGCAAAGGAAATATATTCAGCAGAATTGGTGAATACATAATGCCTGGTCAAGACAAGGTAGGTCTGTTTGGCAACCTTGCAAAATTACCGAGTCAAATAAAAAGCGGTATAGGTGGTTTGTTTACAGGAAGAGAATACGATCCCGCTACGGGAGAGGGATACGATCCAGCTACAGGTAAAGGTCAATCAAGGTTAGGTTATATAGAAGATATTTTTAAAGCTCTCACAGGCGATGATATGCTTACAAGGTCTCAAGAGTTAGAACAAGCAGGTTACACAGAAGAAGAGATAGAGCAAGCCAAAGCAGATGGCACCTTTAATCAATTAGTTGCTCAGGCAAGAGCAGAAGGCAAAATATCGGGCAGAGGATTAATTGGTGGTGCGGGTAATATTCTTGGCGGATTGGGAGAGAGTCTTGGTATTACTGACGATAAAGCAGGATTAACAGGGTTAGGCAATCTTGGTCTTGCAGGATTGGCAGGACTCATTGGTAAGCTTGCATACGAAGAAGCTAAAGGTCAAAAGGGTGTACCATTAACACCACTCACTACCATGGATGCTTTAGGCAGATATAACATAGCTGCTGAGATAGCAAGACAACAAGGCGAGGCAATGCCATCAAGAGTTGAATACGGATTGATGGGTGAGGGCATGCCTGTATTGTCAGGTGGCAGACCAACTACATCAGAAGGAACGGTATATCAACCACCTGAAACAAGAATGGCTGCTCGTGGGGGCATTATGGCTTTTGCTCAGGGTGGATCGGTAGCCAAGATGAACGAAGGTGGCGAAACAGAAATAGAAATCAACATCGAAGAGTTCCCGAGAAAAGATGGACAGATTGATGGACCCGGCACTGAAACATCAGACGATATTCCTGCAATGTTAAGCGATGGCGAATTTGTAATGACAGCCAAAGCAGTTAGAGGAGCAGGATCTTACGACTTACAAGATCAAAACGGAATTTTAACTTTGACACCAAACGGTGCGTCAGGGAGAGATTCAGGAACAAGAATCATGTATAAACTTATGGAGCATTTCAGCAAAGTAGCATGAACACAGGCATAATGAAATTACAAGAAGGCGGTCCTATCGCCACCGATGTCCAACAGCAATTTAGAACACTAGACCCGATTACACGGGAATTGTTTTTTGGATCAGGAATACCAGGTACTGCAAGTTATAGACCTGGCTTTATGCAACAAGCATTTAGAGCTGCTGAGAGAACTTTTTATGACGAGCAGGGCAGACCTGTTGTAATACCTGAAAAAGTTGCAGGATTATCTCCTGAGCAACTTAGAGCTATACAACTATCAAGAGAAGCTGTTGGCATGCAAGCACCGTATTTGGAAGAAGCCAAAACAGCGTATGGTGCAGGATTGGAAAGTTTATTTGGTGGATTAGGTGAGGCAGAAGATGTCTTAAGGGGCGTTGCATCTGCTCAGTATGATCCACAAGCTTACAAAGCTTTTGAAGATCCCTATCAAGAAGCAGTTATAGAACAAGTAAGAAAAGATATATTAGAAAGAGGCGAACAAGCAGATATAGCAGCGAGAGCCTCTGATATTGCTAGGGGCGGTGAATCAGCGTTTGGCTCTCGTGCTAGGCTTGGTGCTGAAGAAAGAACAAGACAGTTGGGTAGAGGTCTTGGTGAAGCACTTGGCGGTCTAAGAAGCCAAGGTTTCCAACAAGCACAACAAGCTG